AAAGATGAATATAATAGAAAAAAATGTTGAACGAGTTATAGAAAAATTAGATAATGTACCAGATCTTACAGACAAGAAAGTATTGATTACGGGCGGTACCGGACTTATTGGACTTCATCTGTCTTGGTTTTTTGATAAAATGGGAGCGGATGTAGAGGTTATATTTTACAATGATATTCCAGAATATTTTGAACCTTATTTGCCGTGTGTGGATATGATTCAGTTTGATTTGGCAAAAGACCAGATGAATAATGACGGAACAAAATTTGATTATATTGTTCACTCTGCTGGATATTCACAACCATCAAAATTTCTTGCTGATCCAAATTCAACCATTGCAATCAATACTACTGCAACGATGAATCTATTCAAATTTCTAAATCCATCTGGAAAATTTTTATTCATTTCATCTGATTCAGTTTATACAGGGGCGGGATATGAGCCATATACAGAAGACAGAAATGGAAGAATGAATTTGAATGACCCAAGAATTTCTTACATTGAATCAAAAAGAATGGGTGAGGTAATCACAAAAATAAATAAGGGTATTATAGCAAGACTTTCATATGTTTTCGGCTGTGGAGGAAAAATTGGAGATACCAGGGTTGTCAATGAATTTGTTCAAAAGGCCATTGTTGATAAAAAATTGAAAATTTCAGATGGACGGGCAATGAGGTCTTGGTTGCCTGTAACAAATGCTACTGAAATGTTATTGAATGTTTTGTTTCATGGAAGAAATAGAGAAGTATACAATGTTGCTAATGTTGAGGAAAATGCTATTTCAATCTTGGATTTAGCCAAAGAAATTTGCAGATTGACAGATGTTCCATTGGAAGAGAAAAATCAAAATTCCATTGTGGACAAATCTGCTCCACAAACAATGAACCTTTCTATATCAAAATATGAAAAAGAGTTTGGTATATGTGAATTTGAAAAATTATCAGATGTTTTGAAAGACATTGTTGACTGGTATAGAGAAATTTCAAAGAAAGGGAATAATTGATAAATGAATCTGATTACGATTGCAATTGATTTTGACGGAACTGTCTGTGACCATCGTTATCCTCTTATCGGGCCGGAAGCACCAGAAGCTGTCAATACATTGAAAGATATATGTGATATTGGTCATAGAATTATTTTATACACAATGAGATCGGGCCATGACTTAGGTGATGCGATTGATTGGTTCATTTCTCGTAATATCACACTGTGGGGTGTTCAGTTCAATCCACAACAAGCTGAATGGACACAGAGTAACAAGTGCTACGCAAATTTGTACATTGATGATGCGGCGTTTGGATGTCCGTTGATCCATCCACCAGGATTTCATAGACCGTGTGTGGATTGGAAAGCTGTAAGAAAATATCTTTTGGAAGAAAAATATGACGATAAAACTTGTTGAAAATGCAAATGATATAAATGAAATGGTAGAATTGGCAAATTGGTTATACAGTTCCCCAAGATTTACAATGGGTCCAGTTACAGAAGAATTCGAGAAAAAATTTGCTGATTATATTGGTACAAAATATTGTGTGATGGTCAATTCTGGTTCTTCCGCCAATCTTCTTGCCGTTGCATCTTTAAAACATTATATCCCCAATCATTATCACTTTGTTGTTGTTCCTGCACTATCTTGGGCAACAACCATATCTCCGTATATGCAACTTGGAGAATTTACAACTATTTTATGCGACTGTAATATGGATAATTTGGGTTTGGATATAAATCATCTGAAACAATTGATTGACCAATATCATCCGACTATTATTCAAACGGTCAATGTTCTTGGATTTCCAAATGATTATGAGGAAATTAAACAATTATGCAATGAGAATCAAATTACATTGATTGAAGACTCTTGTGAAACACTTGGTTCCACTTATAATAAAATGAAATGTGGAAACTTTGGTTTGATGAGCACATTCAGTTCATTTTTCGGTCATATTATCTCAACAATAGAAGGAGGAATGATTTGTACAAATGACGCTGATTTGAATATTTTGTTGAGGATGTTACGGGCACACGGATGGGCCAGGAACATTGATGAAATTACTCAAAGAAATTATAGAGAAAAATATGATGTTTCTAAATTCCAAGAATTCTATAATTTTTATTATCCTGCATTCAATGTAAGACCAACGGAAATACAAGCCTTTCTTGGACTGAAACAGTTGGAAAAACTGGATTCTATTATAGAGAAAAGAACCAGAAATTATGAACTATATGATTCCAATCTTACCAGTGTAAAGTGGAAGCCAAAATTTGATAAAAATTGTGTAAACTTTGCTTATCCAATTTTAGTAGAAAACAGAGATAGAGTTGTTGAGTCTTTGACAAAAAATGATATAGAGTGTAGACCGCTCATATGTGGGTCTATCAATCAACAACCATTTTATAAGGAATGGAAATACAAAAAAGATACGGAAACTCCAAATGCTGATAGAATACACAAATACGGTTTATATGTTCCAAACCATCCATTACTAAAAGAAGATGACATTTTGAGAATTTGTGATATAATCAATGAAGGAGTAAAATGAAATGAACATAGTTGTTACTGGTGGTAAGGGGTTTTTAGGAAAGCAAGTTGTTAGTAAATTGATTGCTTCTGGTCATAATATATTCATACCGGATCATAAAAAATATGACTTACGAATTGAATTGGATGTTAGAAGAATGTTTTCTGAATATTTGTCGATTTTACCAGAAGCCTATCAATTTGGTTTGGAACATATAGATGCTATAATTCATCTTGCTGCTCACGGCGGCGGAATTGGATTGAATATGAGAAGACCAGCAGAATTGTTTTATGATAACATTATGATGGGAACAATGATGATGCAATACTCTTATTTTTATAATGTGAAAAAATATATTTCAATTGGAACAGTTTGCGCATATCCAAAAATCACACCGACTCCGTTCAAAGAAGATGATATATGGTTGGGGTATCCAGACGAAATAAACAGTTATTATGGGCTTGCCAAAAAAATGGCATTAGTTCAAGCACAAGCATATAGAAAACAATATAATTTCAATGCGTTGTACTTGATTCCAGTAAATATGTATGGACCTTTTGATTCATTTGATCCAGATGATTCCCACGTTATACCAGCACTGATAAAAAAGTTTTATGAAGCAAAAGAAAATAACAAAGAAGAAGTTGTGTGTTGGGGAACAGGAAATGCATTCAGAGAATTTTTATATGTTGAAGATTGTGCAGATGCAATTATTTTAGCAATGGAAAAATATAATAGTAGCGAACCTGTAAATATTGGAACAGGAAAGACAACCTCTATAAAGGATTTGGTAACTCTTATTGCTAAATTGATGGAATATGAAGGTAAGATTGTTTGGGATACATCTAAACCGGATGGTCAACCTTTGCGACAATTGGATACAACAAGAGCAAAAGAACAATTTGATTTTGAGGCAAAAACATCTCTTGAAGATGGATTGAAGAAAACAATTGAATGGTACAAAAATAAATAGTCAAAATATCCAAAAAATAAAGATATAAAAATCCATAAATAGTATTGATTATTTATGGATTTTTATTTGGGGTGATTTGCTTTGCCTATTCTTCATAATGAATTTGTAAAAAAACAAAATGATGTTTTTGAATATACACCAGAACATATAAAAGAATTAGATAAGTGTTCAAAAGAATTTTGGCACTTTTTGACTTACGTAAAAATAGTGCATCCTGACGAGGGAAGGATTGAATTTGAACCTTATCCATTTCAGAAAGAAATATTCAAAACAATAGCAGAAAAACAATTTATTGTTTTGAATATAAGTAGACAAACAGGTAAAACAACAACAGTTTCTGTTTATGCCTTGTGGTATGCAATGTTTCATCCAGATAAAACCATAGGTATTGTATCTAACAAACAATCATCAGCTGTTGATATTCTGAATCGATTCAAAATAATGTATGAAGAGTTGCCAGTTTGGCTGAAACCCGGAGTTAGAGAATATCAGAAATTGGGTATTGAATTTGACAATGGAACAAGAATTTTAGTATCTGCAACTTCACAAGATGCTTTCAGAGGTAGAACACTAAATTTGCTTATATGTGATGAGTTCGCTCACGTTCCAAAGAATATTCAGGAGTCCTTTTGGTCCGCTAACTATCCAGCTATTTCAAAATCGGAAGAAGGAAAAATAGTACTGATTAGTTGTGTTGCTGGTGATACTTTTGTTTTTACTAATAACGGGCCAAAAGAAATAAAATCTTTTTATTCTGGTAATGATGTAAATTGTCAAAAAATAGATTCTTATAATGTTTTTGGTAAGAACAAGATATACACAGGAAATTTAATAGTAAATAGTGGGTTTACCGAAACAAAAATTATAGAAACAACATCAGCAATTCTTGAAGCTAGTAATAATCATAAAATTTGGGCATGTAAAAATGGTAAATTTGGATGGGTAAAAGCATCTGATTTAACAACAAATGATTATATTTCTATAAGATATAGTATAGATTTGTGGGGAAATAATGATACTATAAATTATACTTTTAATACAATGCCCTTGAAAAGCAAATGGGGTAATTTTTTTGTTGATAGACAACTACAAGAATCAAAAAAATTAAACATTGATATGATTGATGAAAATTGGGCTTATTTGTTTGGTTTGTATATATCAAAGGGATATGCTAGAAAACATTCTGTTATTATAACATGTGGTGACGATATATCAGTTATATTGGATAAATTAAAATTAAAATATTATACTTGTGATAATCTTCATTATGCTATAAATTCTATTGCTTTGGTTGAATTATTAAAATTTGTTGGATTTGATATTACAAAAAAAGCAAAAAATAAAGTAATACCAGAAAGACTTATGGAAATGTCAAGAGAAAATATAATTGCTATGTTACAAGGAATTTTTGATGGTGATGGATATTCTCGAAAAGATAAGGGATTAGTAGGTATTGGGCTATCTTCAAAAAAACTTATTGGTCAAATCAGAGCACTTTTATTAAATTTTGGAATATTAACAGACTATTACATTGCAACATTAACAGTTGAAACTAGTAAAGGTAAGGTAAAGTCAAATTCTACTCAATATAGACTATCTTGTTCAAAAAATAATTCAAGAAAATTTTATGATATTATTGGATTTAGATTTGAGAGGAAACAAGCAAAAAGAAAATATTTACCAACAGTAGAAAAATTTGCAAAAAGTAATTCTGTTCCTTGTTCGTTATTATATGTTGGTAAGGATGCTATAAAATTGGTAGAAAAGAATTCAAATATAAAAATTAACAGAAACAAAAATGTTGTAAATTTATCTACTGATTTATTATTGAAAATAAAAGATGTTTTGCATAGTGTAAATTATCATAAATGCGATAAATTTTTTGATGATAATGTTGATGAAAACATAAAATGGGAAAAAATAAAATCAATAAAAAATAGTGAAAATACAGTATATGATTTTTCATTACCAGAAGATAAAAATGACGATTGGTGTCATTCTGTTGTATATAATGGGGTTATAGGACATCAAACACCCAATGGACCTTTTGACCTTTTTCACAATATATTTTCACAAGCTAAAAGAGGTGAAAACACTTTTGTGGCTCTTGAATACAATTGGAAATGTGTACCCGGTAGAGATGAAAATTGGGCAAGAATACAAAGAAAAAATCTTGGTGATACATTATTTCGACAAGAACAAAATATTGAATTTTTAGGTTCTATCAATACTGTTATTAGTAAAGAAGCGTTAGAAAAATTATTTTATGATATAAAAGATCCCATAAAAATTGAAATGAAAGAATCTTTGAGAATATATGAAAAACCAATAGAAGGTAAAATGTATGTTATTGGACACGATCCCGCCAAGGGAACAGGACAAAATGCTTGCTGTAGTCAAGTATTGAAAATTGATTGTTTAGATCCTTTAGAATATACACACGTCGCATCTTTTTTGGACGCTAATACAAATGTTTACGTACAAGCAGATTTTCTTTACAAGTTAGGTGTATACTATAATTTTGCTTATATAATATGTGAAAATAATGGTGAAGGATCTCCTGTTGTCAATAGATTATGGTGGGATCTTGAATATGAAAATCTTATAAATGATAAAAATAGTAGAAATCTTCAAGAGCCTGGTGTCCGGGCAACAATGAAAAATAAACCAAAAATTGTATTGCTTATGAAAAAATTGATTGAAGATGAAAAACTTCATTTAAGTGATAAAAATACAATTGAACAATTAGCTACTTTTATTGAAAAAGGTGGAAGACTATGTGGTAAAGATAATATGCCGGATGATGCTGTTTCAGCTTTATATTGGGCTTGTTGGTTTGCAAAATTGAACATTATAGAAGATATTATAAAGCTACAACCAGAAATTCATCCTGATATGGAGAAAGATGATGTATGGTCAATATATATGGATGGGCCTGATGATTTTATGGTAAACATTTCAGATGGAATATTATATGACTAATCAAAAAATTTATAAATACTCTATGAAATAAAAAAACATGGAGTATTTTTATGACTAAAGATGAACTAGCAACTAAAATTTTGAGAAGATTAGGTGCTCCTGTAGTCAAAGTTGAGCTGGATCGATTTCAAATAGAAGATAATATAGACTATGCAAGACAAAAATTTATTAGATGGGCAATAGGGCAAGCAACTACGGATAGATATTACACAATGATTTTATATGGTGGTGTAAATTTATATCCACTTGCAGGATATGTTCTGGATGTTTTATCATATGACATATCAGGAATGGGATCTATTCACCAGCTGTTTTCAATTACCAATTATTTTTATGCTCAAGGAATGTATGACCAGATGCTGATGCGTGGGTTGGCAGATGGTTATTCTCTTGTTTCATATCATATTGCAAGAGATTTTTTGGAAACTGTAAAAAGATATGTTGTTTCAGAATATAATTACATTTATCATAGATATACAAACACTTTAGAAATAACACCAATGCCTCCAACAGGAGGCTCTTTATCAATGTATGTTGCTTCAAGTGGAACATATGTAACAGTGGACTCTCCAGGCATTATATTATTGAGATGTTCTGTTACAGAAGGCACCGATGAAAATTTATACGACTCTTTGTGGGTTCACGATTATGCATTGGCGTTATGTAAAATATCCCTTGGTAGAATAAGAACAAAATTTGCAAACTTCAATGCTGTAGGATCAAATGTTGGCCTTTCTTTGGATGGTGATGGTTTGATACAAGAAGGAACAACTGAACTAGAAAAACTTGAAGTAACTTTACGGAATGATGAAACATATGAAGGGGGCACAATAGAAATTGGGTAGTTTATTATAAGGAGTATTGATGGCTGTAAAATTGAGAAATCCACTTATAGGCCCTAATAAGCCAACTTGGAATCTTTATGATATAAAAGATAATCCAGAATATCATCTTGCAGAGTCTTTAGCTACAGAATTTACTGATATTGCTGGAATTGAATGTACTTATTATATGCGAGATTCATCGGTTGTTCCGGATCAACTATATGGTGAATATCCAACCAAAGGATATTTTGAAGGTAAAAAGACAAAAATACTTTATGAAGTTGGTGAAATTCCCACTTTATATTCAATGTTTGGTATGGTGGCATCGGATAACATAGTAGTTCATATTCCACAAGCTGTATGGTATAGGGATGTTTCCAAAACTGACCAACCAAGCCCAGAAGATGTAATTGTTGTTCATTTTTATCAAGAAGATTATAATGGTTTGATAGAAGGTAGAACTTTTGAAATAACACACGCCGCTTTTGACCAAAGTATTTTTCAATTGAAATCTTTAGTGCATGTTTTATATATGAAACCATACAGATACAGTATGGAATCCCAATCTGCATCTGCAGTCAGTTCGGATCTCACATCTCCGGAAATTTCTGGATATGGTGATAATGTTTACATAGATGAACATAAGTATGTTGATCCGGATATTGATACCACGATATATGGTGCGTAATAATGAGATTATTGCAATATATAAATGAAAGTATAAAAAAAGTTCCGTGGTCAGATCCGAAAATTGGATGGTGGTTAGATAAAGATGTTATAACATTGTA